TCTAGTATGAGTTCTAGTAAGAGTCCTCGCAAGAGTCCTTGTAAATACGGACGTAAGAAGTCTGGTCGTAAGGGTTGTAAGAGCAAACCCGGTCCTAAGCGCCGATCTCCTCGCAAGAGTCCTTGTAAATACGGACGTAAGAAGTCTGGTCGTAAGGGTTGTAAGAGCAAACCCGGTCCTAAGCGCCGATCTCCCCGTAAAGAGTCCCCGTAAAGAGTCCCCGTAAGAGTTCTAGTATGAGTTATAGTAAGAGTTATAGTAAGAGAAAACCCGGTCCTAAGCGCCGTAGTAGCAAGTAAGTAAAAAATGTTTATAATTTTTTTTAATGGAAAACTCCATTAAAAAAAACATACCTATAATAAAATGGCAAACATAATTTATAATTATCCTAAATCATCATGTATGTGTGAAGGTTGTACACACGAATGCACAGTTCAGAAAAACGGAATTCTAACAAATCTTGCAATTCAAAATTGCGAAGTACCAGAGTGTCTTGAACTGTCAAATAATTACGTTTTCAAAAGTAAGATTGAACCAACTAATGAATCTGGTTGGATTGTTATTAACCCACTTAACGAAATGAAAGATCTTGATACTTCATTTACTCAATACGCTTGCTCTGGAAGTAATAATTGTGGAGAAGTTTGGTATGGAACTGACCCACGACTTAAGTCTGTTGCTCGCGGTGGTTCTATTATTCCCCTTGACAGACCTCCTATAACATATAATATTGATACAAGCACTGTTAATACAGATGAGAGACTAAAGAACTATGGAAAAAACTACAAATCTTATGCTGATATAAATGCTGGTCAAATAACTTATTACATTGATAAGTCTAGACAGGATGCATTCTACTCTCCCGAATTTACAACAAGTGCTAGAACTGTTGGATACGTTTACAAAGATCCAATGGGAGGAATAAAACCTCACTACGAACGCATACCATTGACATGTGACAACCCTTTAGAAACAAAACATTCTAAATTCAAAGGAGGATTATCTTGGATTCAAGACAGTGAAGAGCATCGCCAAGATATTATTTCAAAACAAATGCATCGCATTAACTCTCAAAGATGGGATCCAAGGTGGACGTAAATTTCTTCTAATACATAATATGTATTAGAAATATGATATAACATAGATTTGTATTTGTAATCTTTTTTACAATTAAATTTATCTTCTTGCCATACAAGATCCTATAGATCCACCTTTCTGAATAGGCATCATTCTCTGTTGCCAAGAATTAGCCCTCTGCTTTCTGGTTAGACGATTCATTAGTTCTGTACGTTGTTTGATAGTGTTTCTTGTAAATGAATCGTTAGCAAGAGCCCTTATGTTAGAATGATATTGATTTCCATTTTCCCCTCCTTCTGGAATAGGTCCATAACTATCAGCATACCTTTCAAAGTCAATATTGCTTCTAGAAATATAGTTAGGCATCCTTATGGCATTAATATCATCATAATAGAATTTAGTCTGTCCCAACTGTTTATCACTGTAAGAACGATAAGAAGTACCGTATCCGCTGTGGCGAGGGTCGTATACAGTAGATTCATTCACAGCATTGATAACATCGTAATTAGGACCTATAGGAGTTGCATCCATAATTCTTGGATCGTTCTCAGTGTACATAATTCCAGTAGAATCTGATTCACATGATAAAGGTTGAAACTGTTGTTGAAACGAAATACCGATATTTGAGTTGATAGGCTCATTTATTTGGTTTCTTGAGTAAATTCCTGGTTCAATAGTCTGAGTAAATAAATTTTTATTATAATCGCTGAATCGCGGTTGCTGTTGACAGTTTCCAGAAGGAAAATTTGAAGGTAAGTTAGAATTTACTAATTGCTTTGGGTTATATCCACAAGAAGTGTTTATTTGTCCTTGTTCTTCTGTTTTTATTTCGTAAGGAAATGTAAAATTTTCTTGAGCATTTTCTTGAGCATTTTCTTGAGCATTTTCTTCTTGCTTCTCATTGGAAGGGTATTTTACATTGTTATAAACAGAACCACGTCTTGAGTCTTGTACTAGTATTTTATTTTGCATATTTCCACAGCAAGTGGAAACTTGGTATCCAGATTGAAACGCATCTTGTTGAGTTTCTTCATTAATAGCTGAATGCACTACTAAATTATTCGCCTTCCAGAAATCTAAATCTGCTAGAGGAGCAGCGATTACAGGATTAATAAGTGTTTTTGGGTTAGGAGGACCAGATGAGTTATATAAAGTCTGGTCAATTGGTTTTTCATCATCGCAAAACCTACAATGTGTCGGATTGTCAAATACTAGATTCGTGGTATTAACAGGTCTTCCTTCTCTTCTAGACGGTCTTTCAATTAATCTAATAGTATCTTGTGAAGTATAATGCTCTATATTAAATTTTTCCATTTTCTTCCTTTGTATATAATAATATAAAATTATAAATAACAATAAACAAAATATTAAATAGTACAATTTAGGTTTAAATTTAAATATATATAGAAATAAAAAAAGTATAACTATGAATATTGACAAAAGGTTTATTTGGAATTCTACAGAATATTTTTTATTAAGATATGAATTAAAGAGGTAATATATTTGATCTGTCCATATTATATCGGATATCATCTTATTTATTTACTGAATGATTAAAATTGATTAAATTAACTAAAAAATTGTCAACCAATACGGGTTGAAGAGAATCTAGATATATTACTTAGATTTGAAATAGTACAAAATAATTATTAACAAAGATAGTAATAAAAATAGAGTACTTGATTTAAACCCTAATAATATTAGGGCTATATAAACTACAAATACTAACCTTATTATAGAGTTCAATTGTGTTTCTAAGTTCATATCTTCAAGAGGTGTTATATTGGTACTACAAAATAGATCTGGTATATTCTCTATCCATCTTTATATTTAAAATTGAAATTATAATTTCAATTTGTAATCATAATAAAAATGAGTAAAAGTTTAAGAAAAAGTAGTAAATATGTTTTCACTTTGAAAAATGTAAATACTGAAAAAGTAGATAATATGTATGGGATTGCTCTAATTTCAAACATCTCATCAACAGACATTCCAGAAGATAACATTACACGTTTATCCGAATTAAACTCTGATAACTGTGTTTCAGAGACAATATCTTTCCTTGACGAAACGAAAAAGGCTCACCAATGCATAGTTTCTATGATTGACTTTAGTTCCTCAACAGAAACTCTACTGCTTAGACACAACTGTTATTGGTGTAGACACCCTTTCAATACAAGATCTATTGGATGTCCGATAAACTATATTTCAAGCAAAGCTGTGAAAAGTTATTACTCACAAATTAGCAAAGATATGTATAGTATCAAGGAAGATATTACGATATCCAGACGAAAATCTATTGATGACCCTCGTATATCTGTAAATATAAAAGAATACTATGAAACAGATGGAATATTCTGCTCCTTCAACTGCTGTAAAGCTTTCATCAATGACAACAAACACAAAAAAATGTACAACCAATCTTTAACTCTTCTCATGCGGATGTACAACGAGATGTTCGGAGTTACCATACATGTAATAGACTCAGCTCCTCACTGGCGTGTTCTTAAAGAATATGGAGGAAATCTATCTATTATAGAATTTAGAAACTCCTTCAGCAAAGCAGATTACGAAGAACACGGTATCATTATAAATACTCCTTCATACAGATCTATAGGATTTTTGTATGAAGAGAAGATAAAATTTTAACTTAAATATAGTTGATTATAATACTTTATAAAGTATTATAACTTATTTTAGTAGTTGAGATTAAACTGCATTGGTGTAGGTCTCTTGTGTCTAATTTTAATAGGAGGATGAGACCTTAAATGATTGGAGTTGAAGTCTCCAAGGACTGTAGTCCATATACTTAATTTAGAATTACATTCTTCCATTCCCAAGTTGTTTTTAACATCAGACGTTATAATTTGAATACTCTGATCAATCATATTTTGAACATAACTTTCTGAACTACCTATTTCTGAACTAGGAATGTTATATCGAGCATATATACCGCTCGTTTCAGGTCTAAAAGTGTTGTATACTGAATCCATAACATTTGATATTATATGATCTGGGACAATGATAGGTCTGTTTTCCGGATCAATTCCATGTAATAATTCAGTTACTTTACGAGAGACTATATTAAGTGTATCTTTACTATAATAATCACTTATACAAGAATTGTCTTCTTGCCATCCAACATGTCTCATATAAGAAGAATCTCGAATGCTATTATCAATTTCTATACCAAATTCCATTGTTTATTTATAATAAATAGTATTTATATAAATTGATTTCTTTCAAAATCTTACAACATCTACTTAGTTTCTATATTATTTGCTTATTTAAAAAACAAATAATATATCGTAAAATGGATCAACAACTTTGTGTACTATTATATAGTAAATACTCACAACAATCCAAGAGATATATGGATATGCTTAAAAATTCACCGATAGATTTTATATCTGTAGTTAATCTTAAGTCAATATGTATTGATAATGAATCTGTAAGACAGACAATTCTTAATTCTCAACAGATAGGTATTATATCTGTACCTTGTATTTTAATAGTCTACAAAGACGGAGGTGTAGAAAAATATGAAGGAGGAACTGCATTCAAGTGGGCTGAGGAATTAACAAGAAGTCTTTCTCCTCCTCCTCCTCCTCCTATACAAAGACCCATTATTCTTCCTTCTTCTCATCCTATACAAAAACGTAAATTAAAAAGAAAACCTAATACTGATAAAGAATTTCAACAATCAACATCAATAGAAGATTTGGAAAGTGAAGAAGAAAGTGAAGAAGAAAATGAAGAAGAAAGCGATGAAGAAGAAACTATGGAAAATTTTAAACCACCCGCAGCCATTCGATCTGGAGTAGGAAATTACGATGCTCAAGGCGAGTTTGGAACATTAGAAGAGCCTAATAGAAAAGTATCAAGAGGAATAAAAAGTTCTACGGACTCTGCAACTGGGGGTGGAAAGGGAAATCTAATGGCTACAGCAATGGCTATGCAAAAAGTAAGAGAGCAAAATGAACCAAAGAGACCTCCCGGTGCTCCTCCCCAGAGATAGAAAAGTATTTATATTAATTAAAAACATATTAATTAATATAAATGACAATATTTGATAGAAGTAAACCAGCAATTTTGCTAGATTTAGATCAAACTCTTATAAGTGCAGAAGCATACGAAGAAATAGACTTAACTGACAGAAAAATTAAAAGGAAAGCCAGACTATTTAACTTTGAAGATATGGACGGATACTACATTATCTTCGAAAGACCACACCTTCAGGAATTTCTTGATTATCTTTTCTCTAATTTTAATGTATCAATTTGGACTGCAGCAAGCAAAGACTACGCATTATTTATAATTGATAAATTTATTATTGCAAATAAACCTGACAGAAAACTAGACTTTATATTCTTTTCTTACCACTGTGATATATCAAAAAGACACAAAGATGGAAGTAAGGATATTAGTATGTTATGGGATGTTTTCAAACTCGATGGATACAATAAAAACAATACTTTCATTCTTGACGATTACGATGAAGTATATGAAACTCAACCAGATAGATGTATCATTTCTCCTCCATTCGAATTCCAAAAAAGAGGAAGTGAATATGATGAATTTCTATTAGAACTTCCAGAAAAATTAGAAAGAATCAAAATAAGAATGAATAAAGGTAAGAAACATCCTTTAAAGGATATTAATAGTTTTGATGCTTAATCCCCATATACGAAGTGTTTTAGTTGTAAGTTGAAGTATTTGTCTTGCTTTTTGACTTGTAATGTATTCATCATTCATGTAATATAATTTTAAGAGTATTTGGTTCAGTGGATATATCTAATTTTAAAATTGAATTTACAAATTATTTTTTCTAACACAAGTAGTTATGGACAGTCTAAAAAAAAATAATAATTTTAATATCAGATATAATATATATGTAGACTACAGAAAAAATTTTTTTTACAGGTTATCTGGAAATCCAAATGCGATCCCTCTTCTCGAACATAATCAGCACATAATAAATTGGAAAGAACTATCACTTAATCCAAATGCGATCAATCTTCTAGAACAGAACCAAGATAAAATAAGTTGGTTGGGACTATCTACTAATCCAAATGCGATCCATCTTCTAGAACAGAACCAAGATAAAATAAGTTGGAGAGTATTATCAGGTAATCCAAATGCGATCCATCTTCTAGAACAGAACCAAGATAAAATATATTGGGGAGGACTATCAGCTAATCCAAATGCGATTAATCTTCTAGAGCAAAACAAATATAACATAATTTGGAGAGTATTATCAGGTAATCCAAATGCGATCCATCTTCTAGAACAGAACCAAGATAAAATAGATTGGAGAGTATTATCAGGTAATCCAAATGCGATCCATCTTCTAGAACAGAACCAAGATAAAATAAGTTGGTCGAGATTATCACTTAATCCAAATGCGATCCATCTTCTAGAACAGAACCAAGATAAAATAGATTGGGGAATACTATCAGCTAATCCAAATGCGATCCATCTTCTAGAACAGAACCAAGATAAAATATATTGGGGAATACTATCAGGTAATCCAAATGCGATCCATCTTCTAGAACAGAACCAAGATAAAATAGATTTGGAAAGATTATCAGGTAATCCAAATGCGATCAATCTTATCTTGAAAATTTTTTTTTACAGGTTATCTGGAAATCCAAATGCGATCCCTCTTCTCGAACATAATCAGCACATAATAAATTGGAAAGAACTATCTACTAATCCAAATGCGATCCATCTTCTAGAACAGAACCAAGATAAAATACATTGGGAATGGTTATCTGCTAATCCAAACGCGATTAATCTTCTAGAGCAGAAACAAGATAAAATAAATTGGAAAGAACTATCAGGTAATCCAAATGCGATCCATCTTCTAGAACAGAACCAAGATAAAATAGATTGGAGAGTATTATCACTTAATCCAAATGCGATCAATCTTCTAGAACAGAAACAAGATAAAATAAATTGGAGAGTATTATCAGGTAATCCAAATGCGATTAATCTTCTAGAACAGAACCAAGATAAAATAGATTGGGGAGTATTATCAGGTAATCCAAATGCGATCCATCTTCTAGAAGCAAACCAAGATAAAATAAGTCGGTGGAGATTATCTACTAATCCAAATGCTATACATCTTCTAGAACAAAACCAAGATAAAATAGATTGGAGAGTATTATCAGCTAATCCAAATGTTATACATCTTCTAGAACAAAACCAAGATAAAATAGATTGGAGAGTATTATCACTTAATCCAAATGCGATCAATCTTCTAGAACAAAACCAAGATAAAATAGATTGGTGGGAGCTATCACGTAATCCAAATGCGATCCATCTTCTAGAACAGAACCAAGATAAAATAGATTGGATAGAACTATCATATAATCCAAATGCGATCCATCTTATTAAGAATAAATTTTTTAATTATGATTACGAGTTTATGGAACAAGTTTGCAATATATATAAAGAAGAGTTAATTGCTTATGTTTTTCATCCTTGTCGTTTGTTTAAAAATGTAACAGAAGAAACTGATCTTGGAGATATATTTAATCAATGGGACTAGTTCTTAGTGTAATTATTTAGGTTGTTTAAATTCTTATTTAAAATTAATGTAGATTTTGTCCTACTTTTTCTGCTAGCATGGAAAATTACCCAAATGGATTGCTATTGCTATCTTTTTTGTTTTAATAAAGAAACAATACGACCTAATATATGATTTTAAACAATTAATTGTTTAAAATGTATACATACTCAACATCAGTTGGGTTTTTAAATATTCTCTGAGTCAAAATATCCCTTAAATTTTCATCCAACCAATCTACACATTGATCTTCGATACCTTCTATATTTATCTTTATTTCAACCTTATCATACTTCTTTGATTCTACCTTAGACCTTGTCGCTATAAACACAGCATTTGATATCTCTTCAATGCTGTAAGTTCTTACAGAGGTAAAATAATTATTTATGTAAATTAATTTTTCATGTAATCTAATTTTAAGAGTATTTGGTTCAGTGGATATATCTAATTTTTTCAAGAGAGAAGGAACATACACAAATTTTTTCATTCTCTCTTGAAAATTCCTAATACAATCTCTCTGTTCTGAAATAACAGTTTTTAATTCGCTTTTCTCTTTAGAACAATAGTGAAAAATATTATACGTCTCAAAACAAAACCAACATAATTTAGTGCTTTCAGGGCAAAATTCTTTCATTCGTTTATATTCTATTATTCTACTATACTCGGTTTGTGTTTTATTCGCGTGGCAAGTAGGGCACATCGCCATAAGATTGTCTTCTTCATCACTATTAGATATAGAATGAGGAACGATATGATCAATCTGATAAGAAGGAGGAAGAATTTTCTTACAAAAACCACACTTCCACTGCTGATTACTTGCTATAATCTTTTTTGTTACTTCAGAAAGTTTCCTCCTTTGTTTCATTCTTTATATATATAAAAATATATCTTTAACTCTAATTAGAGTTAGATAATGAAACAACTATTATAAGCAAGAGAATAATAAAAATGAAATTGTGAAAGAAAATATTGTTTAAACTAAACTTATCTAAAAATGTTAACGAATTTTGATCTCTTTGAGGAAGCGCTAAATGAATACGAAAGGGTTGTATCTTGTAAAGAAGATGTAACAGATGTGAAAGAAAATGAATGTTTACATGTAAACATTAGTAATGCTCATGGAGCAGTATCTTGTATGGATTGTGGAAAAGAATTAGAAAAAACCGTTTTTCAAGAGAAAGAATGGAGATACTATGGTAACGCCGATACAAGAAGAGGCTCCGATCCAACAAGAGTACAAATACGTAAATGTGAAGAAAGAAATATTTTTAAAGATGTTGAAAGTATGAATTTTAGCGATAAAATTGTATCTTTGGCTAACCAGATATATATTCAAGTAACTAAGGGTCAGATTTTTAGAGGTAACTCAAGAAAATCAATAATCTTTGCTTGTATCTTTCATGCATATAAGTTATCAGGTCATCCACAAACTCACGAGCGTTTAATAAAAATATTTGATCTTAATAGAAAAATTGGTTTGAAAGGTCTAAAACATGTTAATCTAAATGCTCCAAAAGACTCTGCAATTCACACCACTTATATAACTCCTGTGAACCTTGTGGAAGACCTAATGAATAAGTTTAGTGCGTCAGAAGGACAGAAGGAAGAGGTAGTTATTCTCTACAATAAAATCAGAAACAAATCTTCTAAACTAAATAGGTCCCGTCCGCAATCAGTTTCTTCCGGTTTGGTATACTACTGGATCTGTTCAAAATGTATAGACATTTCGTTGAAAGAGTTCGCGAAGAAAGCTGACCTATCTGACCTCACTATAAGCAAGATCGCAAAAGAAATATCAGACGTATTAAAAACACCTGAAGTTATATTGAGGTAAATTAATTTAATAAAATTATATTTTCATAGCAGACATAGCGATATTGGGATTGTTAGAACAAGAGCAAGGTTGTCCATAATATGGGGAAAGTCCTTGTAATGGATACAGCTCTTGTTTGTTGCAATAACCGTATTTAGCGAGGTCGTTGCATTGTCCTCCGAATTCTTGAATTGGGAGACCTTGTTTTTGTCTTAATTTAGAATCATTACTGAGGAATCCGGTGTTGAATAGTTTTGAAGCCATTATATAATTGTTTACACTCATTTATTTTACTCTAACATTATAATTTCAATTTAAAATGAATACATATTTAAATAAATTAAAATGTTTAATGGAATTCATGGAGAACTTATTGACACTGATTACGATCCAAGTTTAGATTTTATGTACAGGGCTTTTACAACCTATTTTAACAACCCCGTATTAACAAAGATCAAGAATGTAACTACATTCAGTGTATATATGACAAAGACTTATTGCCTTCTTAACAAAGAGTGTAGATATATTGTGGTATTCGTACCAGACGACGGTATGAGAATCGGAAACAGAGATACTCTTGGTAATATGCGATGGATATCTATACAAACACGTACCTTAGAAGACAAACACAAACTCGATCCACACGGATATACAGCAGCAGCAGAAGGACCTCTTATGGCATCCATAATTAGGACTAAAAATACTGACGAAGCAAGTACATATTCTTGTGAACAATTTCCAATTACAATAACACTTCTTAATGTTAAAAAGGTAGCAAATTCTTATCAAGATAAGGGAACTATTGTGGCTGCTCTTGAAACATGGGAGACTATTGTTGTTTTGAATCAAGGCTAGAACTGTTAAGATTATGTATACCTAACAATATTCTTATAATAGATTTAAAAGATACATGCTTAAATAAAATGTCACAATCTGTTTTAGAAAATCAATATGTAGAGCCAACAAGGCCATATTCTTTGAATGAACTAGCATATAACCGAGAGCGTATGTTTAAGAGTTTAAGAATAGGAAAGACGAAGGCTCAACATAATAAATGTGGTCATTTCTATCTTGTAAAAGAAAATGGACGCAAGGAAAAGGAGATTATTGAGAGCGGTTCTTTAGATACTGGGTTTTGCTCTGTATGTTGGAAAGTAGGTAAGACCCCTAATTATATTAAGTCGAGATGTCTAGACCTAATTGATACATACAGTAGAGTGTTCTTCGTAGAACCGAAGTATCTAACCTACGATCTTGTGGACTTAGAATCATTATATTATAAATGGCTCTACGAGAATGTAAATAAATCTGCGAAAATGTAAATATAATTCTAACACATAATAAAGTGTTAGAATTAACATAAATTACTTTTAAATAAGGTCTTTAAATGCTTTCTTGTAAGTATAAACTCTTGCAATACCTAAAAAAGGAATTAAACACAATCTTGTTTCGTGATCTGGAAATATTGAAGTGATATACAACCCGGTTATCATTCCTATGCTTGACCCGATTGTATTTACAATACTTATTTTTGCATATATTTCCCCAATATTATCATCTATAGCAAGTATTTGAATACAACGAGCATTTACAGCACCAAATCCAGTAAAAGAAATGTTTGACGCAATGTTAGATATTCCTGCGATGTATAAAAAGTAAGAAGGAAACATAGGAGTTATACAGTTTGCCATATAAGAAGATTGTTGAATAATGTTTGAATACAATAAGAATTTTTTAGGATCTTTATCTGCCTTTTGACTTATTTTAGACATATACCAAAGACCTCCAACCTGACCTATAATATCTTTTCCAACATAGTTAACAGTTCTTATAAGTTCTGTATTATCTAATGAAACAGCAGATAAAATACTATGAGTTGAAAGAACACTTTCGGCTGATACGATCACATTTGTAAGAAAAGACCAACCAATATAATTTACATAACTAATATGAATTTTTCCAGAAGGATATAATAATTTCTTAATGTAATTCATTTTATTATTTTTATTTGAAGTTTTTTATAATTCAATTTTAAAAACATATGTTTTTAAAATATAAATGAGAGAAATATATAGTTCTTCTACAAAGACTTTCGTTATCGATCATCCAAATGATGAAGATAAATATCTCGTTCATGGTTGTCTTGAAGGTCCAGAAGCAGGTGTTTATTATAGAGGAGTAGGAAAGATATTTGAAGATTGCAAAACTGATGTGTATCTTCCTGATTATTTGTTTAATCTTGCTTATGATTTTACAGTTCAAATAACACCTATAGGTCTTCCTATTAGAACTCTTGTAACATCTAAAGTAGATGGAAAATTCACAGTATATGGAGATCCTGGAGAATTTTTTTGGACTGTATTTGGGAAAAGAGAAAATATTGAAATTGAGCCAAATAAAAGTAATACATTTGTTAACGGATCTGGACCTTACAGATGGATATAAAATACATTTTCATTTTATTATTAATAATTTTATTAATAAATTTATTAATAAATTTATTAATAATAAAATGAATTTAAATTACATATTTATGGTATTTATTGGAATTATTGGATTTGTTCTATCATACTCCAGTTGGGGTGTAGAAAATCAAATAAAAAATAAAACTTGTACTTCTTCAAAACTTAAGAACTCCAATAGACTCACTGGAGTTATTGGAGTTACTTGTATTGTAGCTTATGTTTCATACTTCGTATGTATAATGAAATGCGGTTGTGATAAGGTTAATTTATTTACAGACAGTGGATTATATGTTTACGGATATCTATCATTTATATTAGCGATAGGAATAACTATTATTGTTTTAGGATCTATTATCCATGCAGAGTCAAAAGGAGATTGTAAAGAAGCTTTAAAACATGCAAGAGAAATTTGGGGTACTGGAATAGTATTAGTAGTACTTTCAGCTGGTTTCATGTATTTAAAGGCTTCTAAAACTACAGAAGATACATTCTCATCTAATTTCTGAGGCGGGGTACCCTAATTAATTAAAATAAAAACTTTATTCTAAGTAATGACGAAGTTCTCTCAAACCTTAAGGAAGAGAATTTCTGAAAAGAAATAAACACATATTTTTGGATACCCTAAGTTCAACTACTCATATTCTTGGAACAGGATGAATAAATTTATAAAACGCTCAATCGTTTTATAAATAATATTTTGGGATTAATCATAAGAACTAAGAAAATTTTAACGATATTGTACTACACAGTTATTATTAATTTCTTTATTTAAAATTTCTCTCTCATTAGATACCCTGTCATAAGGTGTAAAACATGGATAAATAGTACTACAACTTGACTGAAAGCAAAGTTTTGCGTAAGGAGTATCTTGAATCGGGTCAGTCATCTTATAGCAATTATCAAATCTCGGTCTCCAACCTGCTTCTCTCTCTGCTATAACAGGGTATTGTGAAGTAGGAATTCCCCTCCAATATCTGGGATACGGAAATGTATCATAATCGGTTAGTACTTGTACTGCCATATTTTTAGTAGCATGATACGGATTATCAGATTTCTTTCTCATAATCTGCTCTCTGATATAATCTACATTATTTTTATTTATTGAATCTGTATTCATTTAATAGAAATAAAGAAAATGATTTGGTTATATTTTTTGTTCTAGTCTAATTTCCTTCGTAAACGTAGATACTTTTTCTGAAATATAAATCAAAATCTACATCCGTAATATAATCCTTAAACTCATTATACATTTCCTCTCTAATAGCAGGCATACTTGTACGGAAGAATAATAAGAAACACTGTCTGCTCTGGAATTCAGAAGCTTGTAACATCATTTCATTGAGTACAGTCATAGAAAAATCTTCAACGCAAACCGAAACCTTAATTTCCCTGTCTTCTTCCAAATACTTTTCTACAATCTGATTCATATTAGGTTGATCTGTTAACTTTTTAGACTTTGTAATTTTTTGAATTACACAATTTTTAATTTTCTTATTAGAATTCAACCATAACTTTACAACGTCTTTCAACTTACTCTTAAAATACGGAGAATCAGTATCTGAAATCTTTCTAGCACATTCATTCAATCTACCTGTAAAATTACCAACTACCTGATCTTCCCAAGATATTCTTATGTTAAACTGACCAAAACCGGAAATAACATTAACAAGTCTCGAAGCAAATCCAGTTGAGCAGGTACCAGCCATTTCGCTGAGTTCCTCAAACAATCTTTCCTTCATCTCTCCCTCATTCTCATGATCTGTCAAATACGTCCATACTTTAAGAAGAATATTTGTTAAGGTGTTATTGAACTTTGAATATACAACACGATCCATACCGATTCTATCTAAGGCTATATAGACACTTTTGTGTTTTTCAAACATATTCAAACATTCAATATTACAATACGTTTCGTCTTCTTTTTTATTTTTACATTTACCACATTCTTTCTTTGAAAGAATTTCATGAATTTTATTACATACGTATTCAAAGTAAATATGAGTTTTATATTCTTTATCTTCAGATTCAACTTCAAGTAAAGGAATAGTTGAAAAGAATTCTAAAACTTCTAAAACAGATTCTTCAATCGCATCCGTGTGAACGTTTTGCGCATTGTCAAACACTGTCTTATTACACCCATCAACTCTTCCTAAACTATAAATAATTTCCCTTGCCTTGCTCTTACTTTCTTCAGAACCAAGACTCAACAGTGTGTCTGCAGCATCTGCCCTCAAATTATAATCCAAATCATCTTCGTACCCAAAACCAAGTAGAGTTTGCTCTATCATTTCTTTAACTAGTTCTGATGGAGAAAACTTCTGGAGAACGTATTGGGATGCTAATATACGATACATAGTCATATTTCCAACATTAGTTAGAAAGTCTATACATGCACTTTTCAAAAAGAATTCAGGTTCATGGATATTCTTATTTTCAAGAGAAAGGATAGTTTTATAACGAAAGTTGCAGTCTATATTTTGATCGTTTATGATATTTCTAAAATATATATCTGATTCTGACATATAATCTTCACTTTCCATAAGCATACATACTGCTTCTATTCTGCATGGAGTTGCTATATTTTCTATACATTCACATACAATATTAAGGGCTCTATAGGCTTCTTCTTTTCTATCTTTATTTCTCTTTGTTATTAAGAGGTCGCTTTCTCTTTTAATTTCAGCCAATTCTTTGTCATCTTCGCTATCACTTCCTTCTGTTGCTTCTTCAAAAAAGAGTAAACTTTTTGCTGATTCTAACTTTAGGAAGGAAGAGACTTTTCCAACTTCACATATAGTTAATAAGAATTGACGTATGATTTTAGATCCACTGAATTGATACATTCCAGAAAGTCTTGACAATATCTCAATTGCATTGTCTTCATTCAAAACAAAGTATTTTTCAAGTGCTTCTAAACGTATTGTTTTATTAAGAGATAGATCAAGAATATATTCGGGTAAATTTTCCTCATCGATAATTTTAAGTTCAAAATTTTCTACATCATTAAGATTTTCTATCAAAGTAGATGACATTTTAAAAATATATTTTTGTTTTTAAGTATATCTAATTATTTTGTTTTAGTATTATAAATGAGATCAATATTCATTATAGTAGGGATAGCAATAATTATTGTGTTTGTACTTTGTTGTTTTAGATCAACAGAGAAATTTATGTTTAAACAGGATATCGAATTTACTGACAGCTCTTTTACAAAGTGTTTGACTAGTACAGATTGTGGATATTGCTCTATATACACAATGAAGGACAAAAACAATAAACCTTATTTTAACAAATTAAGTTCATCCAAGGTTTATTGTTTTGTTTTGTTTGTTAATGATAATGCGTTTGAAGCAATAGACGAGATTTTACTATCTCAAAAGTATAAAGACGGAGAACCAGTCCAGTTAATAGGAAAACCATTCGAAATTGAAAATGGTTCTACTGGATATGAAGAATCTTATAAACACGCTGGATCTGGAAATATACACAACGAAACTTATATAAGTATGTTAAATTCTGGATACACTGGATGGTTTCACAAATATGTAGCCATACAAATAGACAAGTTTAAAACATTTTTAGACAACATACACTGGAGTGAGTATGATATTCTACATTTCATTGATTATTATATTCTAAACTTACCAGCACCTTACATAAAGGACGAAAAGTTTTATGTAAAAAGCGACAGAACCATCCTCACTTTTATTCAAAAAGAATTACAAAAATACAAAAACAGATACGCATGCTTCCAATATAAATGCGATAGATTTACCAATACAGACACTGGAAGACACTACAATTATTTCGGTTCTCTAGTACGTTTTACGGCTCTTATTATGCCAGAATTAGATGTTGTTATCTTTAGAGACGCTCATAGTACTATGCCTAATCCTAACAATAGTATCGATTCTGTTTGGAGAGACCACTGGTTATCAGCTACAGACAAGAAGTTCTGGATTTACAATATGGTAAATTACAATCCTTTACACACCTTGGGAGAGAGAACAATGTTCGCTGCAAGTTGGGGTGCCAGAAAAATAAAAGGAGAGAGGACTATCTTTTCAGAAGATCTTTGGAACGAGTCTTTTGGGTATCTCAAATCAGTAGATCAAAACAATTTCTTTACAAAGGCTACACACGGTGTTGATGAACGTATTATGCTTCTTCTAACGAGAAATCAACGATTTCTTGACGACTCCTACATTGTAGGTATCACTTGGTTATTCTGGCTCTTCTTCCCACAGCATAACCCAAGAACTCTATCTAGATACAAAGGAGATAAACAAGACACTGAAGGAATGGATCTTAATAAAGTTAACGAACTTAAAATGAACGTAGATAATGATGGAGTTGCTGTAAGTACAAAAGATTATTCTATGACGGGTGGAATTCAAACATACTACAAGGAAGTTATTTGCACTATTAAGTATATCAACGAACTGCTTCAAGAGAAAAAAGGAGAGAAAATAACAATCGACGAACTTTGGCAGAGCATTGAAGAATATCAGAGTGAGAATTGTAACGATATTATGATGTGTGAACTTGTCAAGAAACTAACGAACAATATTCCTCCAAGAAATCACTTTTGGGAGTATATTTTTGATGTTGACCCGAAAAGTAGCGATATGTTTAGTATGTCGTTGATTGACTATTTAGAAGCTAATAAATACTTTAACACAATGAATTTGGATATGAACAATATATGTGATGTTGTGAAGAAATACTTTGTCGGGGGAAAGTTAAACTACGACAAATATGATAGAAAACTACCCTTACATTTAGAACTCCCTGAAGATATATCTTTACCACTTAATCATTCTATGAATAACTAAGATAATTTAAGGAATTATAAAGTAAGTATAAAATGAGTAGTAATATATATATGTCTTTACAACAACCAAATGATAAAATTCAAGCAATGTATATATGGATTGGTGGTAAAGGGGAACTTCGCTCTAAAACAAGAACGGTATCTTTCGAATTAGGTAAACCGTTGGATTTACCATTATGGAACTACGACGGTAGTAGTACAGGACAAGCACTCGGGCAAAATTCAGAAGTATTTTTAGTACCAATAACAAAAGCAGTGTTTAAAGATCCGTTTCGTGGAGGAAATAATATTTTAGTATTATGTGAAACAGTTGACCCAGAAACACGTGATCCAATTCCAACAAATAACCGTCACAATTGTAACAAATTAATGGAGCGTGTTAAAGTTGATGAACCTTGGTTTGGATTAGAGCAAGAATATACCCTATATCAATCAAATGGTGAAACTCTTTTAGGTTGGAAATATCAAATACCTAAAGAACAAGGTCAATATTATTGTTCTGTTGGAACAAGTAATGCGATTGGTCGTAATATTGTAGAAGCACATTATCGTGCTTGCTTGTATGCTGGTGTTAAAATAGCTGGAAGTAACGCTGAAGTGATGCCAGGACAGTGGGAATATCAAATAGGACCTTGTGTTGGTATTGAGGCAGCTGACCATTTATGGATCTCAAGATATATTTTACATAGGGTATGTGAAGATTTTGAACTTGTTGTATCATTTGATTCAAAGCCGTTACCAGATTGGAACGGAGCAGGTTGTCATACAAATTATAGTACAAAGTCAATGAGAGAAGAAGGTGGTTATTGTAAAATTATTGAAGCAATTCAAAAACTAGGAGAAAAACATAAAGAGCATATTGAAGTGTATGGAAATAATTTAAATAGATTAACAGGGATACACGAAACATCTTCTTATGATAAGTTCAGTTACGGGGTAGCAGATAGAAGTGCTTCTGTAAGAATTCCGTCATCTACAAAGTCAGAAGATTGTGGTTATTTTGAAGATAGACGCCCCTCATCAGACTGCGATCCTTACTTAGTAACTGGTAAAATAGTAGAAACAACTTTGATATAATTATTATTCTAAAAAGAATAATAATCTAATTATTTAAAATTTCGGAAAAAAAGGGTAAAAAATTACACTTAAGTTGTAACTTAGTTAAAAGATTATAACATCCATATGGTATCTTATTAAAATATACCATATTTCTGGGAAGAAACCATTCTTTCATTAAATCTATATTTTTATTTGAAGCCATATCAAGCCATTCTTGGGTAAATTCAAAATCTTCCGATATTAAAGGAGTATATTGAATACGGAAATACTCATAAATATACTCCTTTGATTCGACAGAAATTGTATCTTGATTTATAATTCCCATACGCTCAACAATAATATAGAACATCTCTTTATCTTCATTTAAAAAACTTATATGAAGTTGACGAAGGTTATTTTGTAATTCACTATCAATTTGTGTTAAACAACCAAAGTCAATAACACATAAAGTTGTGTCTTCCTTTACCAAGAAGTTACCGTAATGAATATCCGAATAGAGAATACCATGTTTATATACATTTTCAAACGTAAATTTAAATATATACTCTCCCAATATATTCTTTTCCTCTTTTGTAGAATTAGATATAAAATCAGATATGCTTTGTCCTTCAACGTACTCCATACAAAGAATCTTATCAGTACATAATTCTACAATTACCTCTGGAATTTTAACGTAGTCACAGTCTTTCCAAATGTTATATATAAGTTGGTGATTGCTTAATTCTTTTGTATAATCTAACTCTTCATTCAGTTTTGCTTTAATATCTACCAAAGCATTTTTAATATCTAAAAAGTTATATAGGTAAACAACTAATGTATCTAACATTTTTAAATCATTTTGTGTCTGTTCGTACAAACCAATATATTGCACTTTGATAATAATATCTTTTTCATCTTGAGATTTGTATTTAGCTTTATGAACCTGTCCAACACTTCCACTTTTATACACTTCTAAATCAACAGAGTGGACATTTTGAAAAAATTCTACATTTTTTTCTAGTTGATGTGAAAGAAAACGAATAGATTCATCTTTTGAGAATGGTTTGCAATCTGAAAAAACTGTGTTAGTTGGGTCATCTAACGATAACATTTGAGAAATCTTACTCAATATCCCTCCATGGCTCTGAAACGTTTTAGAAAGACATCGAAGTTTTTGACTTTTTTTGTTGAGAACTGATATACCACTTTCATCTTGATACTCATTATCACTAAGTAAATAATTATACATTAATGATAAACATATTGAACTGGATCTTAACATTTTATAATAGTGTAATATTTTATACTTTTAAACTTATCTATATATTTAATTTCATAACTCTCCATTCACCAGCAGCAGCAGACATTTTTCATTTGCTAACATACCCTGATATTGAGGTTTTCCAAGTTCTGATTGAATAAATAGATTGTAAGCACTAAGACGACGCTTCTTTTTAGGAGATTTTACTTGGCATTTTATTATTATAAATATAATAAAATATTCTTATATATTTAATTAAACAGACTTCAATTAGACTTCAATTTTTAAATTAAATAAGAAGAATATACTAACCTTTTTAGGCACTCCAAAGCATTTGGATACAAGCATATTAAGACGTTTATATGTATATGTATTTTAAGTTTTTCATAGAATTTTATAAATGAAATTAAATTTGATTTAAAACTTAAAGTAAGACAAAACCTATATAAAATGTTAAGAAATTCACCTTTACAAGAAATATCAAGATATAGTGAATTAACAGATTATTACGAATCTAATAAACACAGACCTTGGGGTGAATGGCTTGTGTTTGAAAGAACATTTGAAAAGCCTGGTAAACAAGGTCTTGTAGGACTTTTCAAACTTAAAGGAAAAAAAGATCAACGTTATGTTTTCAAGATTTCTCAATACATAAACTATCTTGTTCAACATGAGAACACAGTTATATCTGGATTAACAGAAATATCTCCGTATTGTCCTCATTTTTGTAAATCTATCGGATCAATAGTGTGTGAAGTTGATCCAAAGCATAGAAAATCTGGAAACCCTTTTGATATAAAAAGCAAATACCCTATCGAAAAAGAAGTCTTGCTCACAGAATTCATTGACAAAAGTTGTAAATTTTATAACTACATTAGAAGCTCAAAAATTGAAGAAGATGTTCTTTATTCAACGATAAAACAAGTTCTTATGGGTCTTGCAATCGCCCAAAAGAAGAAAAAATTTACTCACTACGATCTTCACTCCTTTAACATAATGATGAAAAAGTGTAATCCAGACGTAGTATTTCTTTACGTTTTGGATGACTCTAATCAATTTTGTGTTCCTACATATGGTCATTACCCGGTTATCATTGACTTTGGCTTCTCTTACATCTCAGATATGGAAGACAATCCTCTATGGACTAGTTTAGCTCATACAGATGTAGGGTTTATGAGCGACAGATTTGATTGGGTTGCTGACCCTAAACTCTTTTTAGTAACTGTTTCTGATGAGATTAAAACCAAGAGGGACACTAAGAAGGCAAGGAGATTGAGAAGAATAGTAAAGAATCTATTTTTCTCTCTGAATATAGATTGGGAATCCGGTTGGGATGAGGGTGAAGAAAATGGGGCTGTAGACTATATTACGGATACGTTAGAAGAAGAGAATGATATTTCGGATCTCTTTAGCGAATATGACCACTATTGCTTCGACATTCTCCAATCCTTAGTTATACTTCCCTTAGAAGAGCAAAATCACACTACGATAAAAAAAGCATATAAAATATGGCTAACAGAATGGGTGAAAATTGAAAACGAAATCTCAAGCCACTTCTATAATCTGTACATTCTCAAAGGAGTTGTAGATGCTGCAAGAGAAGTGCGTCCAGACTATAAATGTATTTCCACTCGAGAAGAATCTGTAAATACCTTTAGGAGAATTATTTACGAAAGAATTAATAAAGTGAGTAAGTTTTGTGTTCCTAAGAATATTCATTTTGAGAAGATGCTGTGCTCTCTATTGGTTTTGTCAAAAAATATAGAAGGATTATTATACGATGTTATAAGTGAAAGGATGGAAGTAAAACAAAAGGAATATACAAATCTTCCTCTAAAATCTACAGAGCAAATTTTCGCAGCGATAGAAACCAATATTCAAGACGAATATGTCTACAACGAAAACACAACTGTAATTATATATGACACTGTAAAAGAAAAAACGAACTGTTTAAAATTACCAGAAGAATATATTAAACTAATTAACAAAATGCACCCTCTGTGTAGGGGAACAGCAATATACGATATCTACAATGGAGACGTACCAAAGTTGTAAATTGATATTAATGATTACAATTTATTTAGAAACATAATGATCCCCTTACTGTATCTAAGCTAAAAGATATTGCAAGAAAATATAAATGTAACGGTTTCTCTAAACTCAAAAAGATAGATTTAGTATCTTTTATACTTGAAGAAGTAAAGACTAATAATGATATTGAAGAATATCTTACTTCGTTATAAAACGCTTAATTCACACACTTGTAATCTTAATTTAATTTAAATTAAGATATGGTTTTCAAAATAAGTTTGAAAATATCAAACTCTCCTCTACATACTGGACAAGTTGTAATGTTAGTCTTACACTGATTAACCCATTCTAATAAAGCATTTGTGTAAAAAGCATGACCACACTCTAAAGTAGTACAATATGATAATCCACTCTTGCTTTTACCCGGACGAAGCCTTGTAAATGTTATACTACAAATCTTTTCTTTTCCCCATTTTTTAGACCAGAATAGTTTTCCCATTTTATTTATTATGTTTTAATTTTAAATTAATCTAATAAAAATCTTTTTCGCTCATTTTCAGAGATAAATGTTTTCAAATGAGAGTATGATGATTGCGGACATTTCAAAGATTTTAATTTTAAGATAAAACCAAGAAGACCTATATCTATATTCGGAGTAGAAGTTCCTAACTTCTTAATCAAATTATCGTTGATCTTTTTTGACATTCCAAAATCGATAATGTAAAGTCTTGAACCTTTGTACATATAGTTTAGAATATTAGAATCTCCATGAAAAACATTTACATTATCTAACTTCTTGAATATCCTAACAATCTGCTTCTGTTGCTCAACCTTTAATTCACCATTCTGACTTTTCATAACATCAAAAAGATGCTTGTTCATCTTATCCATAACTATAAACTTTTCTTCTTCATTTACATCAATCACATCTGGAGCAACACCAACAGTAGATGCTATACGCTGTAATTCAGCCTCTTTTCGTAAAGTATTTGAAGACTTTCTCTTCCTAAAAGTCTTCATCGCATACTTTGTTCTTCCAGGAGATCTTACCAAGTAAGTAACTCCTTCCTTACCCTTATCCCCTAACTGCTCATATCGTTCATAATTTAAGTTTTGATAACTATCAAGAAGCTCTACTATATCTTGAATTAGAAGATCCTTGCTCCTTCTCGACCTTAACCCTATATCATTTGCCATATTTTTTAGCTCACGAAACTTAATTTTTTCAGAATTCATTATTTATCAGTAAATTTTAAATTCTTAACTTAAATAAAATGTTCGTATCGGGTTTTGCTCTCAAAAACGCTGTTGAAAAATATCGTAAATCTAAACGCAGAGAAAGATACTCTGCCAATATCGCTTCCAAATCTGGATCATCATCAGTAGTTACAGGTGTTGTAGTTACTCTAGCAATTATATTCTTTATAATGGAACTTGTGGTTCTATATTACGCAGTTGCAATTGCATTCTCTTGTACCAAAAAAGGACCAGAGCGCGTCGTTAATATCGCTCTCGCTATCCTTTTCCCATTCCCTTACGTAATGCTTAACATACTATTTAATGAGTGTGCCAAATCAACACTTCAAGCAAGTTCATTTAATCTATAATAATCTAAAGATTTATATCAATTAATAAAAATGAAATTATCACTTCTAACAATTCTTATTACATCTTTCAAATCACTTATCTTAAACATGGATTATCACAATAGGTTTCAAGAATTTACTCATAAATACTATAAGGATTATAATAATGATGATGAGTATCAACTCAGGTATAATATTTTCAAGGAAAATGTAGATATCATTGATAATCATAATAAGGAAAAACATTCTTGGACTATGGAAATTAACGAATTCACTGATATGACTTGGAACGAGTTTAGGAATGAACACATAACATACAACGAACTTAGATTATGGAACAATGACAACACAATCGATTACACAATCGATTACAGAAACGCTCCGGATGAATGGGATTGGACAGAAAAGGGAGCTGTAACACCAGTTAAAAATCAAGGGAGCTGTGGGAGTTGTTGGGCGTTTTCCACAACTGGTTCTGTAGAAGGTGCTTGGTTTGTAGAAACTGGAGACCTTGTTTCCATTTCAGAGCAACAACTCATTGATTGCTCTGACTCTTTTGGAAATCAAGGCTGTAATGGTGGAATTATGAATGATGGTTTTAAATACATTATCGAGAACGGTATCTGTCATGAAGTCTCTTATCCCTACACAGCAAAAGATGGAACTTGTAATACTTGTACGAGTTCTCTTGTAAAGGTATCTTCTTTTAAAAACGTTTTGCCAAATAACGAGAATGTTCTTCGTAAGGCTGTTTTTCAACAACCAGTCTCAGTTGCTCTTGAGGCAGATCAAACTGGTTGGCATTTCTATTCATCTGGAGTTATGGATGGTAATTGTGGTACTAATCTTGATCACGGAGTTCTCATAGTTGGATACGGTACTCTAGATGGTAAGGACTATTGGAAGGTTAAAAACTCATGGGGAGAAAATTGGGGAGATGAAGGTTATATCCTTCTTGTTCGTAATGTAGAAGAATCTCAAGGACAATGTGGAATTGCTATGCAACCTAGTTATCCAGTTGTTAATAATTGTTAATACACTAACTAACACTCACCATTGTAGATTTCTTTCGACTTTTAGAAAGATATCCTTCTTGAGTTTTTTAAGATATTCCAATTTTTCCTTAGTAATTCTTTTATCCTCGATGACTGCTTTTAAATTATCTTTTAGTTCTTTCGTTGGTTTGCTCATTTTATTATTAATAATAATAAAATCTTTATAACTTAATTTCTATTCTCGTCAATTTAAGACCATACTTCATTTTGGTCTATAAAACATTTTTTATTGCAAAATTTAACTATCCTTATAGTCCCGTCATTTTCTTCAACAACACTCTTTATTAGATCATCGGAATTTAACAAATATTTACAGGAAGAACACCTATCATCTTCATCATCCTCATCATCCTCATCATCTTCTTCTTCTTCTTCATCATCCTCATCATCCTCATCATCCTCATCATCCTCATCATCTTCTTCTTCTTCTTCTTCTTCTTCTTCTTCTTCTTCTTCTTCATCTTCATCTTCATCTTCTTCATCTTCTTCTTCTTCTTCTTCTTCTTCTTCATCTTCTTCTTCTTCTTCTTCTTCTTCTTCTTCTTCTTCTTCAACTTCTTCTTCATCTTCTTCATCCTCTTCATCCTCTTCATCCTCTTCATACTTGATTGGTAGATAGGCTTCTGCTTTGTTCTCTTCATCCTCGATTGGTAGATTGGCTTCTGCTTTGTCCTCTTCATTTTCCATTCTAACGATATCATTCATAATAAGTTTAAGAAGATCTGGTGCTAATAAAACACTTTCTTGACGAGATGATGATCTTGTAGTTGAAACTTCAGGAAGCTCAACTTTTTTCTTCACTACATCTGTTCCAGGAAATCCTGCCATGAAATTATACATAAACTCATGGCTAAACTCATTTCCTGTAAATTCATTAATATATATTTCTCCTGTAAATTGTTTTCTAAGTGCTGTAATTGAAAAACAATATGTTTTTTTGTCTTCATCTGTATAATGTATTAAATCTGCTTTGGGAATATCGGTGATATTTATATCACCATGTTTATCATTCTCACATATTAACCTCCAATTTGGTAAAGGTCTAAGTGTCTTTATAACAGTCGGTCTTTGGACAAATAATTTTCTTTCAGTTGGATTCCTCCTCTCATAAACTCTATCTCCGAATCTATCCACAAAATATTCTATCTGTCTCTGAATAATACTTGAAACTCGTGCAGCTTTTGTTTTAGAACTATTTAGAAAATAATCGAATATTTCAGGCATCTTCAGTTCTGGGCTAAGATCAACCAATACTTCGGGAAGATAATACTCTTCTCTAACTCTTTCCAAGAATATCTGATTTCCCAAACTGTAAACAATAGGATATAAATATACAATAGTTTCTCCAAGTTTGTTAGCAAATTCCCTTACAGTTCTGGTTCTTTTCGCAATTTCGTCAATTGCAAATTGGACGTATGTTGAATTATCTCTTTCATAATCAGAAACTTCCGGAGCAACTGTCATTAACTGGGATGAAAGTAAAGTAATACCAATTTCTTTAATAGCAGAAGAAATTTCACTATCTAGTATCTCTGTAACATTATCACGTCTTGACATTCTCAATTTTTCAAAATATTCCTTCTCTTTATTATAAATATACCTATCCTGTGGGATAACATCCCCACTCCTCGTTTCGAAACCTATCATAAAAGGAAATTTAACACCCTTAAAATCAGTAATATTCAATACATCACCAGTCTGAATCTTTCTAGAATTACAAAAAAGGTCAAAAAACTTATTGTTAGGTCGATAATAAGATATATTATCTTCACCAACAATAGAATCAAAATCAGACTTTATAAAAAGTCTAATATCTCTTTCATCACCATTATTAGCTCCAATAAGCATTCTTTTGGTTTCTTCTTCAACCCAAGGAGGATTAGAATATATTTTCTTACATTTCTTTACATCTTGTGTAAGAATTACTTCATTAGCTCCTATTATTTCATCATTCTCTATCTTTTTAAGTACTCCTAGTCTTAAAGTTCCAACCCTTTTCACTTTTGGTTGAGAATTCAACCATTCGCTTGCTTGTTTGAGTCTTTTAACACTATCAAGTTGTTTTCTTGCTTCTTGACGCTTTTTACGAGAAACACGTATTTTTAAATCTCCCCCTTCACTTCCTTCACTTCCTTCACTTCCATCACTTTCCTCATTTCCCTCACTTTCCTCATTTCCCTCACTTTCCTCATTTCCCTCATTTCCCTCACTTCCTTCACTTCCTTCACTTTCAGATCGTCTTTCTGAACCTTCTTTTGAATCATCCCTTTCTTGAAACTCTCTTAACCTCTCTGCGACATTAGGAATTTCTTTATATTTATTATAAAAAGTTATTGGGGATATTGATGATTGGAAATTCTCGCGGTAAGGCTGGTCAGATAATTTATTTTTATTATATGTTTCTCTTGCATCTTCATCAAATTCCAAATAAGATTCAATAAACTCTTTATACATAGATTCAGGTAATTCTTTCATCATTGTTATAATAAAAGTTGTTTTGTGATAATGGTCGTTGATGCGATCTTCAGCAGCAAAATTTTTAAGCATGATAGGTAATAAAGACGGTAATACATTCTTTTGAGATAAGAAAAATTTTTTAATATCATCTTCTTGAACTTGTTGAGAAACAATTATCTTTTGGGTTAATGCAAACTTTTTTTTAGAAGCAACAGAGGGTAGTGCTTGTCCAACGGAAGCAGCAGCAGCAGCAACTGCTGCATTCTGTTTTCTTTGTTTTTTTTTCAATTTTGCTAGAGGATCTATATTTTTCGGTGGCATTCTTTTATTAATAATAACGGTATTTTAAAACAAAAATAACATTTATATTCAATTACATATAAAAAAAAGTTTATCTATAATATCACCTTCCTTCCGTAAAATTCTAACACAACTCAGTATTTTACCCACCTCTTCTGTTGATACCCCAATAAACACAGTATCTGGATAAAAAATCATATTCGCAATGTTTAAAGACTCCGCAATAAAATCTGGAAACTCTTCATACTCATTCATCATTATATACTTTTCTGGAACACCACAAGACAATAGATACCTCATATCTAACTCACAACTATTTACTCTATTCATACCTTTCTTATTTCCTATTGTTAAAAAATACCCCTTTGTATCTACTACACTCTTTAAACAATTCTTAATAATCTTTCCCCTCAAAATTGGATCTGTATATGGTAATATTATAAACAACTTCGTTTGTGTCGCTTTATTATCAACATATACACACTTTGAAATCTTCTCTGAAAATAAAGGCACCATACAAGACATATCGTACAGTTGTGGAGCAGAAAACTCCATCTTCTCATAAAACTCATTCTCTACATCACTCAAAAATATTTTTGGGGTTAATTTATACTTTCGTTGGAAGAATTTTATTTCCTCAATATTATCGGGAAAAACTTTAGATGCGTCAATGGTTGCTGTAAATTCGCAAAAGTATTGAAGGTTTTTATGGAATTCGTAAAGAAGACTGGGACTACGTCTCACATTCTTATCATAAATCTCTCCCAAATTTAGAAAATAATACTTTTGTGAATTTACAGGAAAGGATATAAGACCTATTTTACAATTCATTTATACTTACATTATACAATTCTTTAGTTTAACTTACCTTAAAATAAAAAATATTTTATACTATATAGTAGTATAAAATACATTCAACATTCAACATTCAAAGTTTGATCTTCTTTAAAAGTTATTTCTCTCCCACACCCCAGTTCAAAAGTCAAAGTACTCCTTTTAAAATCCTTTGGAGTGAATGAACGTCCATGCCAATCGTTTATTGGTCCTGCATACGGTAAAACCATATCTGTAACATCTTCGTTATTCTCATCAATAACCTGTAAGATACGTGCAGGTCCTTTAATTGGAGTTATTATCATATTGTACATCTTACCATTAACCAAGTAAGATATCTCGTAGGTATTCTTATTAATCTTCTTTACAGAATTATTCATATATTGAATGAAGCTTAGATAAAGAGCTTTATTAATCAATGCTAAACTATACCAAAAAACATAAAATATATTCGTATATTGACCTGATAAAAGATTGTTTATATTCTTCCAACGTGTATAATTAGTAACAATTGTGTGTGTAACGATTTGATGTCCGTTAAGAAAAAAAAAGGTACCGATTATAACAGCTCCACATGTTAAATATAGGTAAAATATTTCAAAATACAATCCAAATAAGATTGCTAATTGATTGAATAAATACATTTATAAAAAGTATATTATTTTTTAAACCCTTTTAAAATATTAAGATCTACTCATCCAAAACCATAACAAGAAAAGCCTCAGTCAACTTATCGTGTGTACTCAGTAACTTATTAAAAGCTAACCAACGTGGATCTTTCAAAGCTCCACAATAATTTGAATCTACACTATCTTCATTATATTCACTATATTCACTATCTTCACTATCTTCACTATCTTCACTACTGCTTAGTTCTTCTTGTCTATTTTCACAATCCTCTTGAGACAATAGTTCAACTAAAACAGTACTTAAACCTTTACACGTAGCTGGTATATTAACATCTACTTCTTCATTATTCTCTTCATTATTCTCTTCGGTAGAATATAATGTATTTTTAGGTGTTTGTTCAGACATTTTATTAAAAATACAAAACTTTAAATATAGTATAATTAAATGGAAAGAGAAAAAAATATAGACATATATTCTTATTGTACTAATATATGTATTAAAATTTCTAAAGACAATAACTCTCTTGAAGAGTGCAAAAAAATATGCGACATCTATTTTAATTCATTAAACAAACAAGAGTTATTTGAAAAAATACAAAAGTTTAAATAATTTTATAGAAATTTCTATAAAATTAGTTTTTGGTATAGGATATAATATTCTCGCTTGTAGATGTTGTAGTTTTGTTCCCAAACTGAACACACTCATTTTTGTCCATATTAAAATTAAAAGCCCCACATAACTTATTATTAGCACACTCATCTCTACATTTATCCAAAGTAAAGTTCAGTTGATCACTAATTATCAGCTCATTGTCATCTATCATTACACCGTTTCTTTGAAAGTTCCCGAAAGGCGGGTACCCAACTTGAGTAAATCCACATAACTCCTGACCCTTGTAAGGATTTGGTGATTGCCTTATAACTTGTGATGGTGACGGTAATGGTGAAGGTGATTGAACTTTAGATAGATTAATAATACCTGTAAAATAAAGAGCGAAGATAGATAATACAATATAGAGGAAAATAAACCCAATTATACATTTTGAAACCATTTATTATAAACAAATATTAAAATATACGCAAAAAAGCCCTTAGGGCTTTTTTATATTCTGTTTGACTGTCATACACACCTTATTATATAATCTCAATCCGGATATTCTTCATTCCACTCTCAATAGCCTTCAACATAGCCTCTTCTGCAATCTCGTAAGGAACCTTAATCACCATTTCCTCTACAGTAGTACTTTGGACAATGTTCATCAAATATTCTTCATAAGTCTCCTTTGGAAGAGGTCTCATCACAGCCTCTTCTAAAATCCCGTGTTGGATTTCAGTAGTACTTTGGACAATGTTCATCAAATATTCTTCATAAGTCTCCTTTGGAAGAGGTGTCATCACAGCCTCTTCTAAAATCCCGTCTTGGATTTCATCATAATCAAAATCAATCACTAAATCAGTAGGTTTGTTAAGGTTCATATGTGGGAAAATAGGATCGGGGATAACGATGTTGCAGCGAACATGATAAGCAGAGCGGCTCTCGTCAGGGTGCTTAAATCTACAATTTATATTACTACGACATGTCTTTCCGAAGGCACAAGGAGGATCTTTCAACTCCTCAAGACTATGTGCGAAGGTACAGACTTTACGCTTACAGTATCCATACTTAAGCGTATTATTACATATCTTTGTCTTCTCAAGACGCTTTGCTGTCTCTTCCTTGTCCGCGAAGATTTTAAAACCTTCAGTGCGTCTTTTGTTGGACTTAGCTGTCGGGGCAAAGGTAGCATTTTTAAAGAACTCGGCTGTCGTATCCCTTAAAGTCTTAGACTTCAAGGCACGACTTTGCTTTCCAGTTAGAACGACTGGTTTATTCTTGATATAATTACTCATTTCATTAAGCTCTTCAAGAGATATAGTCTTATTATTGTTATTCACAGTAGTCATAGTTGCTGATTAGATTTTGAAAATCTATTTTCAAAATTCAATTTTATTTCTACAATTAGAATTTAAACTTGTAGAACCTAGTTATTATTATTAACGTAATTCCTATTGAAAGAAAGAATAAAAAAAACACAAGAATCTGTCCATACTTCACATTTAAAATACCTGGGTTATTTCCTATAGGATTTCCCATACTTCCGAAATTCATTCCAAAATACCCAACTATAACTCCTATAGGGAGAAAAATAAGAGATATCAATGTTAGAATATCTAACGCCTTCTTTTGACCTATCATATCATTTCTACTTTCGTACGAGTCAATAAGTTTTAAATTATCTCTCATATTCTTTATACCCTCAACAAGCTCAGTTTCAGAAGTAATTTCTTGTTCTTTTACAGACATTAAATTTTTAACAATTTCAATATACAAAAATTCCTTTCGAACTTCATTAGTACGACGTAAAAGTTCTTTATCAGGTACAGATGTGTATAAAACATCTTTCAGAATGAGATTGAATTTATTCTCTAAAACAATAAATTTCGTATATATATTATCTTGATTTATACTTCCGATCCACTTTTGATACTCTGGCTCTATTGATTCTAAAGCCATGTTTATTATTTACTTGGTTATAATATTTTAATAGAAAAATAAATACAAACACAATTATTTGAAATAATGATATAAAAGTAGTTGGAAGCAACTTATTTTGCACTCCGTAAATACTCCAAAAAATACCTGCAATTATAAATAAAATAATCCCACTATAACGAACACTTCTTAAATGATTATCAATTAATAACCTTTGAATCGTATCTAAAACAATTAATCCTGTTGCAAATACTCCTAAATACCCGAATATTGGTTTGTTTATCATTTATTAAAGACATTGTTAAAATATTAATTTTAGTAAATGTCAAATAACAATTTTTATATAACAATATACTTGTGTTTAATAGTACAACAGAAAGATGGAAATTTAGCGCTGATATAGATAATGAATATTATAATAATGGTTTTTCAAAATTATCTGTTAATATAAAGTCTTGAAATAAACTACAAACTTTTTTCCTAAAATAATAATATTTTAGGAAAATTAAATACGAATGATTTTTTAACACTACATCATTTGATTTTTAACCTTTTGATATCTTAACTTATCAAAGTTTGCCTTTTCTTGAAACTTTTCTAATATATCTGGATTCTCTACTTTCATCTTCTGCCATCTATCTCCCAACTTTTTCGTTATATTCCTACTCGTTTCCATTGGAAACTCCTCTCTTAAAAGAGGACGGTTTTCCATACAAAAGAAGATATACGCTGATTTTGCCCTCTTCGTTGAAGAAACATAAGACTTTCCTTTATCAACAACTGGTCTCTCAATATGTAACCTTATACAATCACTCCCTTCTCCATGTGTATAACACTTATTTATATCACTCCAACCTTCGTACACCTTTCCTCCGTTAGGAAGAACTATTCCCTTATCCCAAACTAAAACACTCATCTCTTCATCTACTTCATCCCAATCTACGTAATTATTTAGAATAACCCCATGCTGAACGTACATAGTAGATGGAAAAGATTTCTTGGTAAGACAATCACTCATCACCCTTGGATGGATATTCTTAGAAAATTTCAAAGTTTTTCCTAAAGAAGAGTTTTCAAACTCTTTGTATAATACTTTTCTTACACTTTTCTTCATTTGTTCTAAACGATTCATTTGTTCTAATGAACTAAAAGTTTAGAACAAAATCAATTTAAATTTTTAGAACAGCCTTTCTTCAACTCTTGAATAAGTTGCGCTTTATTCATTTTAGAATATCCTGAACACCCCTGTCTCTGAACCTTATATCGGAGCTCAGAGACACTGTTCTTGGAGTACTCATTATTGGGAGCCTTCTTCTTTTCAGTACAACCACCTGTCAGTTCAGAAATTAACTCATCCTTCTTCATTTTAGAATATCCTTTACATCCCTTCATCTTTACTTTAGCACGAAGTTCTTCTACACGAACATTTTCTAATTTAACTCTTCCTGGTTTTACATTCTTTATTTTGGTACAACCATTTCTAATCTCATTAATAAGATCTTCCTTCTTCATCTTGCGATAGCCTATACAACGCTTCTCCTTTGCCTTTTGGCGAAGTTGCTCCACTGTTAAATCTTGTAACTTAACACCTCTATTAGGTTTCTCTACTCTTATGTTCCAAGAAGGAGATGCTGAAGGAGATGCTGAAGGAGATGCTGAAGGAGATGCTGAAGGAGATTTCCTCTTTTTCGGACACTTAGTTCGTAGCCAAACAATAATTTCTTCTTTTTTCAATTTGGAATAACCTATACACCCTTTGGCTTTAGCCTTTGCTCTTAATTGAACAACTGTTAGTTTTTCATATTTAATACTCATTTATTATAATAAAATATTCTTAAAAACTTTAAGATTTATTTAAAATTTACAATCAATTATGGTATATGCTAGAATTAACTGATATAAAATACGTTTTTTAAGAACTAATAGGAGTATAAAAGTATAGAGTTCCACCAGAAATAGGACTAGGTTCACTTGTTAGCAAATTTTGGTATGTTCCAATAATTTTTATTGGTTCATTATTGTCTATATCATTATAAAAATACCAATCATTTCCACATCTGAAATAACAAGTATAATGTTGATGTTGGAATACAACTATTGCTGAAAGCATGAATCTAGCATCAATATCGAGTGTTAATGTTTGCAAAGGTATAATACGTGTTTCAAGGGGTTTTTTACCATAAGTATACAAACGTTGAAAACGGAATATAAGATAAGGTGTAGATATTAGATTAGTAATAGATATACGTCTATTATATGTAAGATCTCTATAATAAGGTTTATTTTTTTCATCGAACTCCGCACTGTCTATATCACTCAAAAATTGTCGTATACTATGATCATTATCATTACTATATCTTAATAGTCTAGAACTATCAACAAATTGAATAATAGAAGCACTTCTGTCAATATTAACATTATCAGACTTTACGAGATCTTGTACCGAAGGCATTTCATCTGTAACATTATTTGTATAATAAGTAATTGTTTCTTTAACCGCTATATTAGTATCAAACATTTCTAATATATATGTCAAAAATTCTCCTGCGTCTTTCATACTATTATCATAATAATTTTCAACATTAGGACAATTTATAAGAGCTCCTCTTAGATCTGTACAGTATTTATCACGATTACTTAGACCTCTACCTCTTATGTGTGTTACAATAGTTTTTAATTGATTTTGAACAACCTGACGATTTTCCAAATCTACTTGTGAAGAACCGTTAGCAGAACATACAAATCGTGTAGTTAGTCGTGGGGTCAAAATAGCGTTAATAATATTATCATCTACAAAACTAGTTGGAACGGCGAATAAAGAGAATAAAGAGCTGTCCAAATAACAACTGTTTCCTACCCATTTCAAACCTCTAAGATTTTTACAATTTTCATCATGAATATCAGGTTCGGATAGTATATCTAAAATTTCAGCTGCTCTTTCCCAATACTGTCCTTTATTATTCTTATATTTTCGAAGAGCATAAGGCGAGATTTCTAGTAAAATTTCTTTAATAGGAGAAGGAACTAGTCTGAGTTTAGAAATATCACCCGTATTACAATATGATTGTAGTTTATCCATTTTATAATATATATATATATTATAAAATTTAATATATATATATATATATATATATATTATAAAATGGATAAACTACAATTTTTTCTTAGGTTAAGTACTTCCGATATGTTTTCATCCTAGAAACTGATCTTGACATACGTCTGTAAATTATAATAAAATTGAATTTTATATAAAGTTTCTAAATCAAAATTGAACAATGACTTTAAATTTGAATCAAATATACCTTTTAGAACAAGACCAAGATAAAATAGATTGGATAGATTGGATAGAACTATCAGCTAATCCAAACGCTATCAATCTTCTAGAACAAAACCAAGATAAAATAGATTGGAGAGTACTATCAGCTAATCCAAATGCGATCCATCTTTTAGAACAGAACCAATATAAAATACATTGGTGGATACTATCATATAATCCAAATGCGATCCATCTTTTAGAGCAAAACCAAGATAAAATAGATTGGGGAGGACTATCATATAATCTAAATGCAATTAATCTTCTAGAACAGAACCAAGATAAAATATATTGGGGAGGACTATCAGCTAATCCAAACGCGATCCATCTTCTAGAGCAAAACCAAGATAAAATAAATTGGAGAGTATTATCACATAATTCAAATGCGATCAATCTTCTAGAGCAGAACCAAGATAAAATATATTGGTCGAGATTATCTCAAAATCCAAATGCGATAAATCTTCTAGAGCAAAACCAAGATAAAATAGATTGGATAGAACTATCAGCTAATCCAAATGCGATAAATCTTCTAGAGCAAAACCAAGATAAAATAGATTGGTTGATTCTATCAGGTAATCCAAATGCGATCAATCTTCTAGAGCAAAACCAAGATAAAATAGATTGGATAGAACTATCAGGTAATCCAAATGCGATCAATCTTCTAGAGCAAAACCAAGATAAAATAGATTGGATAGAACTATCATGTAATCCAAATGCAATCAATCTTTTAGAGCAGAACCAAGATAAAATACGTTGGTGGGGGATAACAGCTAATCTAAATGCGATCCAACTTATTAAGAATAAATTTTTTAAGTACGATTATGAGTTTATGAAACAAGTTTGTAATATATATAAAGAAGAATTAATCGCTTATGTTTTTCATCCTTGTCGTTTGTTTAAAAATGTAACAGAAGAAACAGATATTAGTGATCTCCTTGATGATTGGGAATAAAGAAAAATCAATATATGTCATATACAATTGTATATGACATCAACTCATCCGTTACACAACCAACTATCGTCTATAAATAATTTTTCTGTATCTAGCCTTTCTACTAAGAAGAAACAGATTATTTAACCTGATTTTAACCTAAAATAAAATTAAATAAAATTGATTTTAAAAACAAGTTTTGAAGCATAAAATCAGCAATGTCTATAAATACTCAAATCGATAATATTAAACAGATCATTGTAACACTTCTTGGGAGATATGATTTCCCTAAAGTCGCTAACAGATTTCAAATTGTGAATGACGTGTATAATTGTCCTATTAAAGAATATTTGGACGAGGAAAAATATCTTAAGAATCTTAAAAGAACTCATTCGTATTTGGTGGGTGAGATTATGAAAAATGCTCCTCATGACTTCTTCGACAGTGAGGATGAAGAGGATGAAGAGGGTGAAGAAGATGAAGAATACACAGAGTTGTTTAACATGTACGATAACGATTTCCAAATCTCAGGAGTTGCTACAATCAACTTTGGCAAAGACAAAAGTATGTGTAATCTATATAAACGTGTCATCAATCATTACTGTCGCGACGCATCCCGCTTTCCTATTGGAAATAGGCGGATTGACGGAAAGACAGAAGGAGTTATCTTCACCAAGCCTCCCCAAGGCACAAAGACCAAGGCAATGATTTGTGCCGCACTTCTCCGCATCGCAAAAGGTCATAATGTCATCATAGTGGTTGATAACTACAATCAACATCTCTCCCAAATCAAGATAAGCATCAACGAACTTTGCGATGATTTACATTTAGGAGCAAGGAAGTATTGCTATCACGTTCCAGCAATGAACCCTATTGAAGCTCGAGATAATCTTTCCGATATTAGAAGAGCCTTTAGTAGAGGTGGGTCGATCGTTTGTTGTATGAATAATATTAAGCAATTGAAAAAGCTTTCCAGACTTGAAAGCCAACATCCATACATTATCATCCACGACGAAAGCGACGCTGGTCTTAAAATGGATAAGAAAGATTTTTGTAGTAGAGACATAGAGATTAGAAAATTGATTATGTATGCTGATTATGTTCTCAAAGTCACAGCGACGCCTGCAGGTCACTTTCTAGCAGAAGGTGACTTGATTACGAGGGGAAGTGTCATCAACGGTTTTATACCCGAGGATTACGTAGGAATGGGACACAAAAAGGTTCAGTTCTTTTCTATAGCTAATAATAAAGAGCATACTATTACGAAGAAGTTGAAGCATGATTTTTCCGTGCCTAATTCACCGGTTGATAAGGCGATAAAGCATTTTCTCAACCTTCCTGAGAGAGACACTGACGAGCCCAAGGTTTTGGTGATAAATATGAGCGATCGCGTCGCAGATCAAAAGTCGATCGCACGACAGTTAGAAGAGTTGTACCCAGGGTGTTGTTCGTTCGTAAATAACGGATCGCGGATGGAGTTCTACTTCCCCTACACTGTTGAAAGTCTAGAAGATTGGCCTTTTGATGACTATCAAAAGGATGAGTTCGTCCATTCTTGGAAGTCTGGTCCCTACTACGCAGAAATGAAGTCCTACATCCTGGACTTATACAGAGCATACCAAGTAGTTGAGAATCCAATGTTTGAAATCGCTGGGAAGAAGGCTGATCGTAGTCTGCGATTGAAGACAGCCGAACACACTTGGCTACCTACCGCTATCTTGTTCGGTAGTTTGTCTAATATGGATTTTGCCAGTGCTTACCAAGTTTTTGGACGCATCTTTGGTCTCCGCACTGTTAGAAATAGAAATGGAAAAGTCATTTACACCGACAATGAGACAAAGTGGGCTTATGCGACAGACCCAATCATCAATACCCTTGTTGAAGGAAAAGCCATGACGGAAGCCTACATCCAATCTGAAACCGATTTGGAAGACACAATGGCTTCGGTTCTCAAGGAAGTGAAGATTACCAAGAATCAGTCCAAGGTCAGGCTGTCAAAGGCTGTCACAACCGTACAGCAGAGAAATAAGATTACGGTTGAGGAGACTACTACTGAAACTACTTCCATATTCTCAGACACGCAAATTCTTGATAAACTAAACAAATCCATTTCCCAAAACCCAAACACAAAGATTGGCTGTTTCGTTTCTTCTTTAGACACAAGACAGACATACAACAAGGAAGAAATTCTCGACTTACTCAAACGTGCTGAATATCATTTTCCAGATAAGTGCTTCAATTCAATCATTAAACCGAGCAATTGGGGACCGGGACACTTGTTTGAGATTACTGGAGAAGACGAATATGTTATTCGTTCTTCTCTACACTCTGCTTGGAGTTCTTAAGAAAAAGAATAAAAATTAATGGTGGTTAATCCACCCACAAACTTTAGTCTATTTAGACTTCGGACAACACTTTAACATTTTCTCTCTCATATACATAACGAAAGACAATCTTACTCCTTCCCCTTCCATAGGAGAATTACAATGCCATTCGTGTACATCCATAGCCAAAAAATCTCCCTGTCTACAATCAACTCCAATTCCATATTGTGGATACATTGTGTATCCACCCGTATAATCTCCTTCGGAGCAAACAACTAAATTTCCAAAGCCCATCGAAAGATCTCCTGCGTCCTTATGTAATGCTGTTCGGAAATTCTTATTTACTGTTACAGTTGTAAAAATCGTATTCGGTATAATATATTCTTCATTCAACTTCTCTATATACTCCTTCTGTACCAAATACTTTTCTGGAACTACTGTATTATATAAATCACTAAGAAGACTGAATACCGGCTCTGTCTCCTTGTACTTAGCAAGATGATTCTTAGAAAAGGCTGTCGTTCTACACAAACTATTAGAATCTTTTATATTTTTGTGTCCGAAGAAAGACTGATTATCATAATATCCTACTATTCCACTTCTCACACGTGTATTCAACTGGTGTATGATAGCACCAGAACTTTTAGATTTAACATATGAGTATATTTGACCATCTTCTGGAATTCCGGCTGCTTTAGCCCTTCCTCTTGCACGAGGTGCGGCCGACTTTAGATTCTTAAACAATACTTTACTTGCTTCTTCTGGTATAACATTTTTTCTAAACCTTAGTAATAGTTTTCCTTCATCTGTATAGATGTCTATATCACTTGAAAATATTTGAGTATCTTCAACATCAAAAAAGGTCGATTCGTGCTTAAGCATATATTCATCTTCTAAGATTTTAGATACAATAATTCTTGGAGCATGTATATACAAATTGTCTTCAAAAACAACTTCCATTTATATATATATTTATATATATATAAATTGCTTTAAACGCAATAAAATCCCTTATCCAATGTGGATAAGGGATTTTATATGTACGATTTATAACCAACTTTAATGCAGATACAATTTTTCTGAACCAGTAGTTTTTCTTCCTCTATTAATAGATGTTTTTCTCTGTTTAATAACTTGCTTAAAGTCACTTGGTGCTTTATATTAGCTTATAAGCACTATATTATTTCTACTCATACGTCTTACCCAATTCCAAAACTCTTCATGATTAAATTTTAAACGTGACCCATCTTCAGTTGAATAACGACATTCAGTATTACTATATGGTGGATCACATTATATTATATAATTACGAAGACCATTATATTGTATATAAGGTCCAGCAGTAAACTTAACATCTCTTAAATCTTCTGCTATAGTACATACTTTCTTTGATGGTAATTTCATTGTAGTTGAATATCCATAATTTCCAACAAATTTCCCAAAATATATTACTCAAAAACTATACTGATGCCCTATATATCCTTTACTAAAGGTTAATTTATGTTAACAACCAAAAAATTGTAATAAATTAATTTTATTACTTATAGTAAATTAATTTATTACAATTTTTTTAAATTAAAAAAATATTTTTTTAAATTAAAAATGACACAGCACATAGTATACATATGTAAATACAATAATAATATTGTATATACTTCTATGAATGAAAATGAAACAAAAAATGTATGTAATGACTTAACTAGAAAATTAGCAGAAAAAAATTTACTTATTTCTGCTTTAGTTCCTGAAACTTTAATTGGAAAAAGTATTAATGATATATTACTTAATACACTTAATATTTCGAGAGACCAAATTAAGAATGAAATTGAAAATATTAATGAATATACTTGTACAACTACAACATTGACCGAAGAACCCTAAATTAGATATAAAATTGTTAATTTTTTATTTATATTATTATAATAAATGAAAAATAAAGGATGTGTAAAAAATGAACTATGTAATACAATAAGAACTAATACTTTTGCTCCTAATGAATACCAAAAATTTGTTAAAAATTACTTTTTTGATAACAGACTACGCTATAGACTGTTTCGCAATAAATACAAGTCCAGACATATAAATAAATTCAAATTTATTACTTTGTTTCTTACAACAAAGTAATAACAATGGCAGGTGTTTATAAAAACAGACAATGTATCTTCAGACGCAGGAATACATTTGTTCCAAACGACCATCAAGAATACGTTAAAAACTACTTCCTAAGTTCAAGACACAAAGGTCTTCTACTCTACCACAAACTCGGCTCGGGAAAAACTTGTACGAGTATCCTTATCGCTGACGCAATGCTCCAGCAAGGACTTATAAACAAAGTATACGTAATCACACCTGGCTCCTTAAGAGAAAATTGGATATCTGAATACTGCCGCGTCTGCGGTAACCCTTCCATCACTCTAGAAAACTTTGTCTTCATCACCAACAATTACAAGGTTAAAGACCAAGTAATGAAACTAGATTTCAACAGTCTAGTTATTATTGACGAAGTTCATAATCTCGTTAACGGAGTTAAAAACTTTAGTACCAATACATACGCTATCTACTACAAAATCATAAATTCTAACTGTCGCGTTCTTGCCTTATCTGGAACCCCTGTTTTTAATAACACAATAGAATTCGCAATCCTCGCAAATATGCTCTCGAACAAGTTCGATTGGGTTCTAATAAATGGAGGATTAAAACAAGTAGAAGAAGGTAAAGCATCTTGGGATATGGCTGGTTGGGCTGTAAGAAAACAAAACCCGGTCTTGACTAAACAACTTATTTCTGGAATAGTCTCCTTCTATGGAGGAGATCAATCAGCATATCCAGATGTAAGATATATTGAACCTTTCAAGTGCCCGATGAGCTTACACCAATACCAAGCGTATTTGGATATAGAAAGATCTGAAGAGTTAAGACGTAAGAATCCACCTTCAATAAAACTAAAATTTGACGATCCAGAAAAATATAAAAAAGATTTCATAACATACATCATCGCTGTTCAATGGACTTCAACAAGAGCCGCTTCCAACTGCCTCAAAACAAAATTTTACAACTTCATTCCAGACATGTACGACACCGGATACTTAATCTATACTATGGACAAGTTTAAAGAAATTCTTGCTAAACTTCCAAATGTAGTTGAAGAAGAGACAGTGTTAACAGAAGACGCACAAGTAGTAACTGACGACAAAGGAAAACCTGTCACCAGAATAAAAGCCAACCACGTAGAACAAATTATAAATAATCTAAAACAGAGAAACGGTATTTTATTTGGAGATATTTCAGTCCCCTTCAAATATCTCTTGTATGATGATAACAAAAAGATTAGAGTATATGGATGGATGACCGATGAGATTCTCAGAGAACCAAGAACCACCCTTTTCAATATGTCTCAAAAATACAGCACCCTTCTAACCAATATCGTTCTAAATCCAAATCAAAAACACATCATCTTTAGTTTCTACAAAACTACAAGAGGAACTTTAATGCTGTACTCACTCCTATCCCACTGCGGTATTAAAGCAAAACTTTACTCTGGCGATGTACCAGCTATGAGAAGACAAAGGATGATAGACATCTTCAACCATCCTTCTAACTCTGAAGGACAACATATACAAGTTATGCTTCTAACAGAAGCAGGTGGAGAAGGTATTTCCCTCCTCGGAGTAAATCACGTACACATCGTTGAATCTTCTATCAAAGAAAATAAAAATATACAAGCCATTGGAAGAGCCGTCAGATACAAGTCTCACGTCAACCTTCCGGAAGAGAGAAATTTTGTTAATGTCTATAGATACTGGTCTGTATGGAATAGAGGTCCTGGTGAATCTCCGGTAGTTGGAGATGCTGTTCAAATCGATCAACAACTATACGACCAGCACTTCTCTAAAGAAGGTGGAAAGAAAACAGCCCTAGATGAATTCCAAACCTTAATGGAAAACTATTCCATTGAAGAAATCGGTCCTGGAGATGCAGGCGGAGAAATGGGTTCTGATCAAGGTTGGGAAGAACAAAAATTAGAAGAAGAAATTGATATTGAAGTTGAGATTAATATCAACGGTATAAATCACATTATAAATATACCCGCTTCATTCTCTATAGAAGATACAACTAACTTCCTTATCGCCAACTACCTTCTTCCTCCTTTAAGAATTAGAGACACCATTCTTACAAACGTTCTCATCGACCTAAATATCGTCAGTGAAAACAGTCCTCCTTTTGAACCAGATTCTTCTTCTGTAGATGTTAATTCTCAAAATAAAATGGTAGAATATATTGAAGGTAATCTCATCCTTTACACTTACAACATTGAAGATGTAGATATCATTCCAAGACTCATATTCACTGGTCCTGGAAGATTCTCCTTAAAAAATCTTCCATCTAATATAACCGTAAGTCAAGCTATTGAAGGTCTTAAAAGAGAGTTGGAAACATTTTATAGAGGAAGATACGATAATATTTCTATTGATGAGATTAGACTTTTCGAAAAAGATAAGAGAAAGAGATTGACAGATGAAACAAACTTGTTAATCTACTTCCTTAACAAAAAACCGATCGAGTACGAAATTACAACTAGTCAAGCGAAACGCATATAAACCGTAGGAAACTTAATTAAGGCCTTAATATAAAACTTGTCCTAAAAACAGTTTATCAACCACATCGTATTATCTTGTAATCCTAAAATTAAAGATATATGAGTGATTTTTTTGACGATTGGGAATAAAGAAAAATGAATATACAATTGTATATGACATACGTCTGTAAATTATAATAAAATTGAATTTTTGATTCAAATTTAAAATCAAAATTGAACAATGACTTTAAATTTGAATCAAATATATTCTCTTCGTGACTGGATTAATATTGATAAAATATATTGGGGAGGATTATCTCTTAATCCAAATTCTATACAGCTTCTAGAAGCAAACCAAGATAAAATAAATTGGGAGTCATTATCTAAGAATCCAAATTCTATACAGCTTCTAGAAGCAAACCAAGATAAAATAAATTGGTTGAGACTATCATATAATCCAAATGCTATACATCTTCTAAAAGCAAACCAAGATAAAATAGATTGGGAATCATTATCTACTAATCCA